ATAGCCACGCAACAGCGTATCGCCGCAATCGTTGGCGGTTACTTTGTCGCCCTGGACGTCGAGCAGGCAGTCGGTGCCGATGGGTGGCATCACCAATGTTGGGCAGGCTTTCGCGGGCTTTTGGCCGAGTGAAATGTCCAGCACTTTGTCCACCTTGGTCTGGGCGCATCCGGATAAAAAACCGAACAGCGCCAGCAGGGTGATGAAGACGCAAGCGCCGATAAAGCAGAAGGCGGCGGCAATGGCGGAATCAAGCACTTCGCGATTCATGACAGCGCCCAATACAAGACGGCAGCGAGGCCGAAGGCGATACAGGTGACGATGCCGACACCAATGAGGATCTGATTCAAGAAGTCGTCGGTCATGACAGGTACAAGGCGCGTTCGGCCTTGCGGCGGCGGGTCAGTCCAGCGAGGACGCGGCCAGCGGCTTTGTTCCAGAGCAGAAAGGAATCAGCGGCTTTCTGATAATTGCGGGCTTTGTGAAAGCGCAGCATGGACGACTTGGCCAGATTGCCGGGGCCAGCGTTGAAAGTGAACGACACCAGTGCATCGAACTGGTTTTGCGTGACTGGCGATCCAGCCAGCTGCTGAACCACAGCCCGCTCGAATTTCTGAATGTCCTTGTGGAAGTAGGCCCACGCCTGCGCTTCCGTGATCTTCATCTTTGGCTTGACTTCCGGCCCAGTGTGGCCAATGCCGATGGTCCATGGATGACCGCCCGTGCCGGGATCAGGGTAGGCGGTGAGCCGCATTCCCTCAAACTCTCGAATCAGGTTAGCGCCCTTCGGTGAGATGTTCACTCCCGGCCCTCTTTCAGCACGTCCTGAATGTCTTCCTTGCCGAGCGTGTTGAGTTCATGCGCGATATCCGGCTGGGTGTTGCCGCGGATCAGGAAGAAGACGACGATCAGCAGCGTCCACAGGGTTGGCAGCAGCCATTTGCGGGTGTCTTCGTCAAAGTCCTTGCTGAACTCCATCGCGGCTAGTAGCAGCGCGACGATGTTGGTGCCGGAGTAGGTGCTGAGTCCGTACTGCTTGATGAGATTGCCCATCACTTCACCTCAATCTGGCCGGTTGACTTGGCGACCCAGAGAACTGTGTGAATCACCCAGTCCACCACGACATCGGCCAGGTCGCCCGCCAATTCCTTGATGAGGTCCGCTGCCCGTTGGTGCTTGATGGCGTTGCTGATGGCTTCGTTGGATTGCCCAACGATGAAGTTCTTGATGCGCTCGACGTTGGCCTTGTCCAGCGCCTGGTCGGTGATGGCCCCGATGACCAGCATTGCGGCCCATTTTAGAAATGCGTTCATGCGGAAACCCTCGTGAGATTTCCGCCGATTATACTACATGTTGTGGTTTGTCAATATGTAAAGCACTAGATGTTGTGGTTTAGCGGGATAGAATCTTGTTGGTTGGCTTGTCGTTCAGAATGGCCTTGGCCAGTTCCTCACCGATGATGGCCATGCCCTTCTGCTGCATGACCTGATCGCCAATCTCGTCAAGGAACACGCGGCGGCGATAGCCTCTGGTTCGCCGGACAAACATCAGCATGGGCTTGAGTGATGAACCGCTGGCGAAGTTGTATCGAAAATAAATGCCAGCAGGCAGATGCTTGAATCGCCCTTTACCCTGACTGACAACCATCTCGAAATCAGCGCCCATGGCCGCGCGAGAGTATTTGCCGCGCAGCCGCTTTTTTCCGGCCTCCTTCATGTTCTGGGTGTCGCCCACAAAGGTGAAGGCTTGCAGGTAGCGCAGGATTTGTGTGATGACAGTCCTGTCCGGGTTACCGTAACTATCAATCGGCATCGCCTGCCCTGGTACAGCCATCATGCCTTTCGGGAGGATGTTTGCGTAATGCAAACGCGCTTCAAACTTCTTGAACGCACGATCTATGCTGCCGGTGAAATGGTGGCCGATGTACTTGTCCTGGCCCTTGTAATCCGTCACATCGACGCGGGCTGACACTTCCTTCTTGCTTCTGAAGTCAGCATATTTGGCCTTGGTCACGTCCAGCGACTGCAAGGTGTAATCCTGCCTTGGCCGGTCAAATAATCCCTTCATCTGCCGGTAGGTTTCTTCCTTCACTTCCATGGCGATTCGGTTCACGGCCATGAATCGTGCAAATGGCAGATGCTTTTTCGTTAGGTTGTCGAAGTATTGCTGTACCGCTTGGCTGTCGGCCTTGATTTCGATTTTCATAGAATGGCGCTTGATGTGCGACGGACGGGGGAACGCTGAGGCACTGTCTCGGTCGCCAAAGCAGGCTGGATGGGTGTCTTGATGAACTCGTTACGCAGCCTGATCCATCGCTGCTCGGTATAGGTCGGGACGCCGAGATGATGCGCGGCGGCCAGGTTGTAAACCAGCATATCGAGCTGCTCGTTACGACTGCCGCGCTTGATGAGTTCATAGCGGCGTTTCATGCGTCCGCTTTCATAGCGCGTTATCTTGGCTTCACTCAGAATCTGCTCGTAAATACCCAGCTCAAAATCACTGCTGGTGTGTATGAAGGTCTTATCCTTGAGGGATAGCCGGTTGAAGATCCAGTCCTTGGCCGTGTCCGTGCCGATCATCCAGACTTCAGCCCCACCCTTGACGGGTTTTCCGCGATGGTTGTATTCGACCTTTCCCGGTTTACCGGCAATGATGGGTTTGCGATACACCGACGCGCCTTTGACGGCAATCACGGTCTGACGCTGGCCATAGACTGCCCGTGATTTCCGCTTGCGGATGAACTCGTAAACCTCTTGAGTGCTGTCACCATTGCCTGAGTCGATGCACACGGCACGGATTGCCAACAATGCGCCGCTGTCATGCTGCACGGGCGTCGTCAATACGGCATCAAGATCGCTCCAGACTTCACCCAGAGTGGGATCACCGTAAAAGATGAAGGCATCAATCAACCAGGCTTCCATGCCATTGTCGCCTTGCCCCCACCCGACAATCTGCAACTCGATGCGGTTGGCCTGGATATCAGCCGCCGCCGTGATGACTGTCACTGGATCGGGTGCCGTTCCGCGTCGATAGTCTTCGGCCAGTTCCTTAAGTCTCGATGGTTCAATCTTTGAGACGCGGTTCGTCCAGGTCTGCGCCAATCGAGTGTTCTTGAACACCTGCATCTTTTCCACATCGCCACGCCGCATGGCTTCTTCGGCGTCGCTATGTTCCTGGTACATCTTCCACCAGCTATCCCACCCTAATGGGGCGTAGAGATAGCTGATTTCGTAAGACCAGGTTTCGCCATCGCCTTCCGACTGCGGTCTCCATTCATGCCGTTCCAGCATCCATGGTTTGGCGTGTTCCTCAATGATGCAGCCATTCTCGGTGCAGACCATCCATGCCTTGCGCTGCCCCACATCGGCATAGAGGTTGTCCCATTCCAGCCGTTGCATTTCTTCACAATGCGGACACGGCACGAACAATCGATGTTGATTGCCCTGCTGGTACATCTCCTCAATGCGGGATGCGCCTTCTTCGGTGGGCGAACTGGTGAAGTACCCTTTCGCCTTGCGCCCGAAGGTAGCTTGGCGCTTTTCCAGAAGCGAAATAGGATCGCCCTCGCCTTTCAGCTCTCGGAGGATACGATCCACCTCGTCTGCATAGACATAACGGGCTGAGGCTTCGGACAGGTTGGAGGCCGACCGCCCGGTAAGTATCCAGAGGGTGCCGCCCTTGAACTCTTTGGTGTCGAGCGTGTTGCGGTTATCCCGCCCGCGCTTGGGCGCGACCCGTTCAGCGACCACCTTCACGGCGGCGGCGGTCTTGTCGAAGCGGCTGGAGACGCGCTTGGCCAGCTTGTCGGTTGGCTGGAGCATGATGGTATTGGCGGGCGATCCTGCAATCATCGCGCAGATCCAGTTGAGACCCACCTGGGTTTTCAATAACTGGGAAGCGCCCTTGACGACCACTCGGCGGGCAGGATGTTCTGGACTCAATGCCCGCATGACATCCTTGGCAAATGGCGTCCGGCTGAGTCGATAACGGCCAGGTTCCGCACTGCCCAATTCGGGCGGGATGACCATGTGCCGATCCGCCCATTCATCTACCCATAAGGCGGGATCAGGCAACAGGCCAGACTGGAACGCGGTGGTGTAGAAGTCCCACCCCGACAGCGCCTGGTCGTTACGATCCTCCAGCATCCTCGATCTCTTCAGGTTTCATCTTGCTGACAGAGGCCAGCTCGGTGCGGATCTTGTCCCGGATGAATTTCTCGATCTCCCATGGGTCTGTCATGGCGGCGACTTCCATGGATACCCGGCTGGGGAATACATCGACCAGCGTCTTTTGCAGAATGCGGCCAAACTGAAACGCCGCACGCTCTACACCATCAGCATTGACCAACTTGCCCTTGCGTTCCAGGTATTCCAGCTCGGCAATATGTGCCTGGTAGGATTCTTTTTTAGCTTTGGCTTCGTGCATTTCAAGCACGGCATAGTGTGACCGTTGCTTGATATCTTCCGGGGGCGGATTGCTTTTGCTGCCTTTTGGGCGACCTGCCCCAGCCCTAGCCCCGCCGGAATTTTTGCGCTTTCCGCCGTGACCAGGAAACTCAGGCATGTCATCCAAAGTAATCGCCTGCATATTCAGCAAGTTCTATGCCATTCACTAGAAAATAATCGACTTACGCACTACCCGCCCGCCAGGTCGCCGGGTAGGACCCGCGCAATCCATGACGCCCTCACCACCACAACCCCAACAGCAGCACGCCAATCATCAGCACGCCCACAAAGTCCCAATCAATCACACTCGTCCACCATCGCTTCAATCTTCACATCCCAATGGTTAAGGAAGATGTTCCGAATGTCGGCCTCTTCTTCCACCTCGGCCAGCTTGGCAAGGTAGTGCTTGGCCTTTTCGCCATCGTCATTGGCATCCACCTTGCGGCCCTGCCTCATGCTGTACTTGATGATATTGCCTTTGAGAAAGCCCACCCATTCCTCATGCGTCAACACCGCTTCCATCACATCCCATGGTTCAACGGTCATGGTTTTGTAGTGTTCGCCGCCGACTTGGTAGCTGCTAGCCGATTCACTCATAGCGTCTGCTCCCGTATTTGATCCAGCAAATCATGGCCTTTCATGGTCATTCCCTTAGTCCAATTAAGATGCTCGGGATTTCGCATCAAAAATCCAGCATCCAACAATATTCTTATGTGATACAAAACGACTTCAGCATCTTCGTTAATTTCTTCTGCCACTGCGTCAGCGCACCAATCCTCACAGTATTCAAAATTTTCAAACACCAGAAGGATGCGTCGCACCGTGTCCCAGTTGCGTTTCATAACGATTCAAACCCCGCACGATCCAGCATCAGCTTCAGTTCATTCTCAGGCCCGTACCAGCCGGGTGGCTTACCAATCTGCCCGTCAGCGCGGCGGTATACCTTCCCATCCACAACCTTCCGCATGTTGGCCCCATGCACCGCGTTCCAGGCGTCATTCGGATTAATACCCATGCTGCGAATCAGGCCGATGCACACGACGATGGTATCCACCGCCCCATCCAGCACTTTGAGCATGTCGCCATCGGCCCAGGCATCTTCGATCTCGTTAGCCTCCTCGATGATGTGGTGCTTGTAGCGCTCCATTTGATCCTGATTGATCCGGTTGAAGGTTTGCCCGCCCGCCAGCATGAAATACGCTTGATCTTCTGCCCAGTTACTCATCACTTTCCCTCGTAAGGTTTACCGTCTGAATATCTACCCGTGCCTTTTGCTTGCCACGATTCTCTAGTGTCCATCGAGTTAATCAGCACGCGTTCCACGACGAACGAATGCGCCTCGCCTTCCTGTACTTTTTCCCGTGCGATCTCGGTGGCGCGCACCAGTCCGAGATTGCCAAGCCAGACCTTAGCCAGCTTTGCGCCTCGATCGTTAAACATCGTCAACGAATACGAATCCGTTCCGTACTTTGCTTGGCCTAATTCATCCTGCATCTCGATTCCTCTCTGTCTGATTCAATAACCCCAACAACAACGCCACCGGCATCAGCGCCACAATCGCCAACAGTGTCAGCATGACGAGCGCGGTGGATAGCATGTGGGTGAGGATGGGTTTCATCTCAGCGTTTCCCATGCTGTTGCAACCACTCTTGGAACTTGCCCATTACCAAGGGCCTTAAGTCGGTCCACCCGCCTGGCCATCCCATCAACCAATCGACCCACGTCGGATTCAGGCGCATCGGCGGGGTCTTCTGGCCAGGCCTGAAAGATTCCCTCTCCACTGTGTAATCCAGTCTGTCGTCCGTATTTGCGCGGTTGTGGTTTGGCGACCATCCCTTGTATGCTGTTGCTGTTGCTGTTGGCCATACCCTTGCTTGCCCCAGCAATGATGGACGAACCGTCCCATTCCTCTGGTTGTGCCGATCCCGTCCATTCGCGTCTTGCACTGTCGGCGTTTGCCACATCACCTGAGCCTCTAGTCCTCTGTTTGAGCTGATCCCGTTTGGACGCATGTGACGTACTGATCCGGTCGATGTCTGGTATAGATTCCCGCCTGTGATCGGCTTCGCATCTTGAGCGCATGGAGTAACCCACAATCCACATCCTGTCCCGCTTGTGAGGTGCGCCGGTTGCTGCTGCTGATATGCAACCCCATTCTGCATCGAACCCCATCGCGGCCAAATCTCCAAGGACGGTTCCGAGTCCTCGAAGAGCGAGCATTGGGCTGTTTTCCACGAGGACGTAGCTGGGTCGTACTTCGCCAATAATCCGGGCCATTTCTGACCAAAGTCCTGAACGTTCACCGCTGATGCCTGCGCCTTTTCCTGCTGCGCTGATGTCTTGGCACGGGAAGCCGCCAGTGACAATATCCACGCATCCAGCCCAAGGTCGCCCGTCGAATGTGGTGATGTCGTCCCAGATAGGGAACGGCTCAAGGCATCCGTCATCCTGGCGCTGCATGAGAACCCTGCGACAGTAGTCGTTGATTTCGACGGCGCAGACGGTGCGCCACCCGTTGAGGATGCCTCCAAGGATTCCGCCACCGGCTCCTGCGAAGAGTGCAAGTTCATTCACGCCGCCTCCCCAGCAATCCGCAACACGTCATCCACTGTTGCCACGATATGCACAACGCCGCGCCACTTACCGATGAACCGCTCTTGGTCATCAGTCAGCTTTCTTGCGCTGGGTGGCTTGTTGCCGTCTTTCACTTCCACAAGCGCCGTGTGCCCGTTCTTGGCCACCAGCAAATCTGGCACTCCCTTGCCGATGCTGTGCAGATGCGTGACAGAGAACCCGCACTTTCTAAAAGCGCTGACGATCTCTTCCTGGTTGGCATCCACTCTGGCTTTTCGGGGCATGGTTAGAACGGGATGTCGTCGTCATACGGCACTGCCGAAGGGGCTGCACCGATAGTCGTCACGCTTGCAATGGGCGCAGACGTGGCTGGTGTAAACCCGCCCTGCCCGTCCCTTTCCTTGGGCTTGAAGAAGTTGACGCGAACGCCCCGGTCGCCAGGACAACCAGCCGGGTTGAACCACTTCTCCAGAATCAGGCATTGCCCGCCATCCTCGAATTGCAGGACGGCCCCGACATTTACCCAGTTCTTTTTGGTGCTGCCATCGCGGGCCTGATATTCGCTGGTGGCGACTGCCGCGTCATAAATCTTCTGTGTTGCCATGTGTTATTTCCAGTGGTTTGAATCGAGAATGAGTCCGGTGTCGTCCTTCACGCGGATGCGCTTGATGTCGCCGGGTTGGTTGAATACGGACGTAAAGCCCGCCAGAAACTCAGCCATGTCGGGGTGTTCGTTGCGAAGATGGGCTTTTTCTTCGCGTTGCTTTTGGCGCTTGGGTTCCTGTTGTTCATGAACCGCTTGAGCCAGTTTTTGCAGGCCATCGGTTAGTTCACCCATTCTTGCGCCTGCACATTCGTCCACAGCATTTGCTCAGGGATGAATCTCGCCATCACCTTGCCGCAAGGCCCGTGGCGGTTTTTCTCCACAAGAATCTCGGCCTCTTCGGGATTGGCGTCATCGTTGTAAACCGAGTCGCGGTAGAGAAACATCACCGCATCGGCCTCCTGCTCAATCTCGCCGGAGTCGCGCAGGTCTGCCATCAGCGGGCGCTTGTCGGAGCGCTGCTCACATTGGCGGGAAAGTTGAGCGAGGCAGATGACCGGCACGTTTAGGGTCTTGGCCAGCGTCTTGAGTGACTGGATCATTTGCCCGACCTCTCGCACCCGTGAATCCATCGAATCATCGGGACTCAAGCGCGTCAGGTAATCCACCATCAGCAGATCCAGCCCGCCAGATAGCTGCCATGCCCTGGCTTGCATCGCAATGTCGCCAGGGGTGCAAGCGGGTTTGTCGAAGACCTCAATCGGCAACTCGCTGTAGCGCATCGCCGTGTCATTGAGTCGGGCAAAGTCCTGCTCATCCAAGTCGCAAGAGCGCAGCTTGGTCGAGGCGATGTTGCCGAACATGGACACCATGCGCAGGCCAATCTGCACCGCTGGCATTTCCGCCGAAGCAATCCCCACCCGCTTGCCATTGAGCGCAGCGGCTTTGGCCAGACTGACCATGAAGGCGGTTTTACCCATTGCCGGTCTTGCCCCGACGACAATCAGATCCGACTTGTGGAAGCCGCCCAGCAGGCGATCCAGCCCCGTGAGGCCAGAACTCACGCCGACCAGCCCGCCCGTCTGTTTGGCGTCAAAAGCCATTTGCAGGTAGTCCACCACTTCGGCCATCGTCTGCTTGGCCGTGTGGACATAGGTCTTGCCCGATGACTCTAGGCTGGCCAGCCGGGTAATCAAC